GGTCATGGATGCAGTTGAAAATTGTTTGAAGGCAATTGAAAACTACGACATTGAAGCAGCAACCAGAACAGGCAAACCAAATGCGTTTGCATACTTTACACAAATTACTTGGTATGCTTTTTTAAGGCGTATCGCTAAAGAAAAAAAGCAACAAGATGTGAAGTTGAAGTATCTGACACAATCTGGTATAGAAAACTTCATAGACAATGATCTCGGTGATGATATATCACAGCAAGTTGCTGGTGCGTTCGTTGATACATTGAGAGACAGAATTGATAAAATTAAAACTACGGACTCTGAAGTTAAAGAGTATGTTAAACAAGAAAAGAAAAAACGTAGAAGGTCAGTAGACTCAGACCTCTCGGACTTTATGAAATGAAGATTGCAATATTGAACGATACCCATTGCGGTATTAGAAACTCGTCTGAAATATTTTTAAAGAATGCTGCAGACTTTTATGATAATGTATTTTTTCCTGAGTGTGAAAAACAAGGTGTAAAACAAATTGTGCATCTGGGTGATTATTATGATCATCGCAAGTTTGTAAACTTCAAGGCACTTAACCATAATCGTAAAAACTTCCTAGACCCTATGCGTAGAGCAGGTATGCACATGGATATTATTCCTGGCAACCACGATACGTTTTATAAAAACACTAATGACCTGAACAGTTTGAAAGAACTGCTTGGATATTACATGAATGAAGTCAATATCATTATGGAACCAAAGGTAATGGAATATGGTTCTTTAAAGATGGCGTTATTGCCATGGATCAATCAAGAGAACTTTGATTCTTCTATGAAATTTATTCGTGAGTGTAAAGCAGACTGGTTGGGTGCGCATTTAGAACTTGATGGGTTTGAACTTCTGCGTGGCGTTAAGTCGCATGGTGGTTTAGATCCTAAACTTTTTGATAAGTTTGAACTGGTTATGACTGGACATTACCATTGTTCATCAAGGCAGGATAATATATGGTATCTCGGAAGTCAATTAGAATTTTCATGGAACGATGCACATGATAACAAGTATTTTCATATTGTGGATACTGAAACTCGTGAAGTACAAAAGATAAAAAATAATTACACTTTATATGAAAAAATACTTTACGACGACAGCAAAATAGAGTATAATAATATAGAGGTATCGCATCTTGACAAAAAGTTTGTTAAGATCGTGGTTGTTAACAAGAAAGATCAGTTCGTATTTGATAGGTTTGTTGATCGTATTCAAAACCGTGACATATATGAACTCAAAATTGCAGAAAACTTTACTGAGTTTCTCGGTGAAAATGTAGAAGATACGGAAATAAATTTTGATGATACTTCAGAAATCGTTGAAACTTATATAGACGCAGTTGACACAGATCTTGATAAAGAACGTATAAAGAGTCAGTTCAGAGAACTTATGACCGAAGCACAGGCATTAGAAGTTGCATGATTTTATTTAAGACTATTCGTTATAAAAACTTTCTATCTACTGGTGACAAGTTTACCGAGATAGACCTAATCAAAGAAAAGTCCACACTTGTTGTTGGGCAAAATGGTGCGGGCAAATCTACTATGCTCGATGCTATTTCATTTGCTTTGTTTGGTAGAGCACATCGTAATATCAACAAGAAGCAACTGATCAATTCTATCAATAACAAAGCATGTGTCGTAGAGGTTGAGTTTACTATTGGGCAAAGTAAGTTCAAAGTCATACGAGGTATCAAACCAGGAATCTTTGAAATTTGGAAAAACGGTACGATGATTAATCAGTCGTCACATTCTAAAGAATATCAAAAGATTCTTGAAAATAATATTTTAAAATTAAATCATAAAACTTTCCATCAGGTAGTTGTACTTGGTTCATCTTCTTTTATTCCATTTATGCAACTACAAGGAAGTCATCGTCGAGAGGTAATTGAAGATCTTCTTGACATTAACGTATTCAGTTCTATGAATACTATACTCAAGGAAAAAACTAATACTCTTAAAGAAACCCTCAAAGAACTCAATTACAGTATAGAAATACAAAACAATAAAATTGATGCTCAAGATAAGTATATACGAGATGTTGCTGCTTTGACTGAGGAAAGTAAAAAAGAATATGAACTTAGGATACAAGAATCGAAGAATAGCATCGATGCGTTACAGGCTGAGAATAGTGAGCTTAGCATGGGTCTCGAAGAATCTATACGCGAAGCCGAAAATTGGTTACAGTCGTTGCAGGATCGGAAACAGAGTCTACTGCTCGGAAGTCAGGATAAACTCTCTTCAATCCGTGACATCGAGAAACGGATCGCCTTTTTCGAAGAGAATGGCTCGTGTCCCGTATGCGACCAAGCCATTTCAGACGGCCATAAACATGAGATTCTCACCGTTGCTGAAGAACAGAAACGTGGGTGGAAGTCAGAGCTCAAAGGCGTGGGAGAAGAAGGAACGCAGGTGGAAACGAAGATTAGTGAACAGACTAGCGTACTTACTGGGTTTCGAAATCGGTTATCTAAACTCTCTGAGAACAACAGGGAGATAGATACACTTCACAAAACTATCCAAGGGTATCAGCAATCAATAGAGAAAGATGTCGGTGCTGATTTGACTCTAGCAAAAACTGATCGAGAGCAGATGAAATTCGAAAAAGATAAGATGCTAGAAAAAAAGATTAACTCCTCTGAGCAGTTCAACTACAATGTAGTCGTTGCTGAAATGCTCAAAGATACTGGCATCAAAACTAAAATCATTAAACAGTATTTGCCTGCAATCAATAAACTTGTTAATCAACATTTGCAGGTACTAGATTTCTTTGTACACTTTAACTTAGACGAATCGTTTCAAGAAACTATTCGTTCTCGGCATAGAGATGAGTTTACATACGACTCGTTCAGTGAAGGTGAAAAGCAAAGAATAGATTTGGCGTTATTGTTTACTTGGCGTCAAATCGCAAAGATGAAGAATAGTGTAGCAACTAATCTTCTTATACTTGATGAAACATTCGACTCATCACTCGATCACGAGGGTGTTGATAATCTTCTTAAGATATTATACACACTTGACGATGATACGAATGTGTTTGTTATTTCCCATAAAGGTGAGATCCTTGACGGTAAATTCAAAAGTAAGATTGAGTTCAAAAAAGAAAAAAACTTTAGCAAAATGGTTGCTTAGTGCTTTACTTTTTTGACGAAATATAGTATAATATATAAAATGAATCCACGGAGAAAATTATGGAATTGAATGAGAATACCGTTGATATTCTGAAAAACTTTTCAGGTATCAATCAAAACCTTCTTGTGCAAGAGGGTAATAATATTAAGACAATCAGCGAAGCACGTAATGTAGTTGCTACTGCTATTGTCGGTGAAGAGTTTCCTAACAAATTTGGTATCTATGACTTGAATGAGTTTATTGGCGTGCTTGGTCTTATGGATAAACCACACCTCAAGTTTGATGATGAGTTTGTAACGGTAAGTGACCACAGTGGTCGTTCAAAGATTAAGTATTTCTTCTCTCCTGAAGAAACTTTGACTTCACCAACTAAAGATATTAATATGCCATCTGCGGATGTACAGTTTACGTTTGATGCTGATACTATCAGTAAAATTAAACGTGCCGCATCTACACTTGGTCATAGTGAAATGTCCATCACAGGGAAAGATGGTGCACTCGTATTATCCGTTGTGGATAATGCTAACTCAACATCAAATGTTTACTCGATCGAAACTGCTGGTGAGTTCCCAACTGATTCTCAATTTAATTTTGTTATTAATATTGGGAACTTAAAATTGATTCCTGGTGACTATGAGGTAAGCATTTCCTCAAAGTTAATCTCAGAATTCAAACACAAAGATATGAACGTTCGTTATTGGATTGCATTAGAAAAATCCTCAACCTTTGGAGTATAAAGAAATGTCAAAAGAAAATGTAGATGAACTGATGAAAGTTGCTAACCAAGTTTCTCGTTCTACAGTAGCAGTTGTTGATGCTGTTACACAACGTGGTGGGTTTAAGGGTGAAGAACTCTCAACCATCGGAACATTGCGCGATCAAGCGATTCAGGTGATTTCACTTGTAGAAGAAATGCAGCAAGAAGCAGCAATGAGTGATGAAGAATAAACTTTACTTCCTTAAAAATTTATGATATAATTATGTTTTGTTATGGAGTTTGTGAATGTCTAATGAATTTTTATGGGTTGAAAAGTATCGTCCTCGAAAGATCGAGGAATGTATTCTTCCACCAAAACTGAAAAACACTTTTCAGAAAATTGTTGATGGGGGGGAAGTGCCTAATATGCTTCTCACTGGATCAGCAGGACTCGGTAAGACCACAGTGGCACGAGCAATATGCAATGAACTTGATCTTGACTATATTGTCATCAACGGATCGGAAGAGGGCAATATTGATACTCTCCGTGGAAAAATCAAGCAATTTGCATCAACGGTCTCGCTTCAGGGTGGCGTAAAAGTCGTCATCCTGGACGAGGCAGATTATTTAAATCCGCAGTCTACTCAACCAGCACTTCGTGCGTTTATCGAAGAGTTTTCTAACAACTGTAGATTTATCCTTACTTGTAATTTTAAGAATCGTATTATCGAACCATTACACTCTCGGTGCGGTGTATACGAATTTAATACTACTAAAAAGGATATGGTTGAACTATGCGGTCAGTTCATGGATCGTACATCAAAAGTTCTTCAAGAAGAAGGCATACCGTTTGGTGACGGAAGATCTCTAGCAGATTTGATCATGAAATTTGCACCCGACTGGAGGAGAGTATTAAATGAACTACAACGCTATGGGATTGCTAATCAGCGTATTGATAGCGGCATCCTTAACAATATGGCAGATGGAAACTTCAACAGTCTCTTTGATCATTTAAAAAATAAAGATTTCAAAAAGATGCGTAAATGGGTTGTTGATAATATAGATACTGATGCGAGTGCTATCTTTCGGGGTATGTATGATCGCATGAGTGATAAAATCGCACCACATTCTATTCCGCAGTTAGTTTTAATTCTTGCTGATTATCAGTATAAGAATGCCTTTGTTGCTGACCACGAATTGAATGTAGTCGCCTGTATGACGGAGGTAATGGCAAATGTCGAATTCAACTAATGAGTTTGTGTTGTATACGCAAAACGATTGTCCATATTGTGATATCATGAAAAAGAAACTAGACGATTGGAAACTAAGTTACGAAACTATCAATATCAGTGAAGATCTTCCTGCTCGTGCATTTTTAAAAGTCAATAATCATCGCACAGTTCCACAACTTTATTTTGGTGACATACATCTAAACAAAGTAGATACACGAGATTTTACTAGGGATATGATTATGAAGGAAATACAATTACGACATGATGAAAACGACAGTGGAGTAGAATTCTTTGCGTAGAGCGTGGACTTTATGGGCAAGACATTTAGGTCAAAAGGTTGGTGACACTGATACCGATGCAAATATAGTTGCTGTTATCAGAACCTTTTGGTGGGTGTTACATGTTGTTGCTTGCTTTATGATTATTATACACAATGGTGCTAAACTTGGATGGTGGTTATGAATCCCTTTGAATATGTAAATGCTATCAATATGACTAAAAAAGATATCATGGTAGATGATCTTGCTGAAAAGTCATACAACTCTTATATGGTCAATAGATCTTTATCATATTTTAATGATACGGTCTTAATGGCAAATGAAATGAATATTCACCACCACCTAGATAACCGTTTGAAATTCGACTTTCTTATAAATATAGTACGAAAGAAAAAACGGTTTTCTAAATGGATAAAACCTGAAACCGTCAGTGACGTGGAAGTTGTTAAAGAATACTATGGTTACAGTAATGAAAAAGCCAAATCTGCTTTATCCCTTCTCACATCAGATCAGATTAATGAATTGAAGAAGAAGGTTTATAAAGGTGGAAGAAAATAAAATCATAGAATGGACACCCAGTTCTATGTTAGAGATAACTCTTAACGAACCAGATGATTTTTTAAAGGTTCGTGAGACTTTAACTCGCATCGGTGTCGCATCCCGTAAAGATAAAAAACTATATCAGTCTTGCCATATTTTACATAAGCAGGGCAGATATTTTATTGTTCATTTCAAGGAATTGTTTTTGCTTGATGGTAAAAAATCAAACCTTGAAGAGAATGATCTTGCACGTCGTAATACGATTGCACAACTTATGAGTGATTGGGGTTTAATAACAATTGACACTCCTGAAGTGAAACCATTAGCACCCATGAGGCAAATTAAGATTATTCCATTTAAAGAAAAAAATGAATGGGAACTTTGTCCAAAATATAATATCGGAAATAAATGATGTATAGAGTAACGGGATATTTTAGCAATACAAAGGTCGTGCAAACATTCTATAATGTTTACGATGCTATTGAGTTTAAAGATATTGTTGATGCAAATTATCCTATAAAAGTAACTTTTGAAAAAGGAGTATATCCGATGAGAACATTTGTAGTAAATTCGT